TTAATTTGCATCAGAAACTAAGATAACGGTATCGCCAACATGAATCATGTCTTCATATTCATTCTTACTTTCAGGCAAGCCACCTGTAATTTCATCTGGATCGACATCAAGGTCTTCTTGAACGGTACCCTTCCATTGTTTCATTGGATCGATTTGCTTTGAGAATAAGTGGGACTGCCTTAATATCCTACTGTACGGATCATTAAGAACTTCTTTTTTGGGTGCATCAGCAATGGACATATTTTGATAAACTGTTGTAACAATGACCCTTCCTTTGAGGTTATCTAGTGTTCCAATTACTTTTCCTGTATCTGGATCTTTAACAGGATCACCGATTTCACCAATAATTTCTAGCTCGTCTCCCTCTGCTAAACCATCACTTTTTCCTGCATTAACAACTATTTGTTTGGTGCTGATTATCTTTGCTACTTTCATTTTTTTCATTTAGTTCACGACCTTCTAAAATATTCATACGTTGTTCTAGCATTGGAAGTTTATTATCAGGAACAAATGCTAGAATTAGGTATTTAAAAATTTGATAATGCTGATTTTCAAAATTTAGTTTTTGGATAATATTTTCTTGAGTGTGGATTTCATTTTGATATATATTTAGCTGGTTCTTTAATCCGGTTCTATTTTCCTTTAATTGTGTAATTTCTTTTGATTTTTGCTTTAGCTTCTTCTTTAGCTTTTTGTTTTTCTTGTTAATGGTTTGATTTCGGTTAGTTAACCTAGCTATATTGATTAATAGGCTTATAATATATGAAAGTGGAATTGAAACAGCAAAAAATATTAAAACTACTGATTTGAATCCATTTAGTATGTTCGTAAAAGAGGCTAGGGCACTGAGGGTGCCTAAGACAGTACAAGGAATACCGCATATTTTTAATGTTCCTGGAGGGAAAATAATATGAGCAAGTCTAATAGTGTCAGCTCCTTTCTGAAAAAACTTAGTTACTGGCAAGCCATTAATTTATACATAACATTGAAGCAAGCTAGCACCGACATATCATTCGAAGACGCTAAAGTAGAAGCATTAACTAAGTATGGTGATGATGATTTACGGTATATGTTGGAAGAAGCAATTAATAGTCCTAATCCTAAGCACCATCAGCAATCATCAAAGTATTCTATTCCGCATTCTCTACATAAGTAGGGGATGCTTTTTTAGTTTTAATGTATTCTTTCCAGAGCTGCTTCATTACTCGGCGGTCATGCTCGGTCACTGGGTGATCGAATGAGATATTATCAAATGCTTTATCTAGTGCTGCGTCATCTAAGCTATTCATATTAACCTCTCATAGAACGAAAATTAATAGGAGAATTACTGGAATAGTAACGAATAAAGTAATAAGACAACCACACCCTGCTATATCATCACCCGTGCTTTTCATCGCATTACCGACTTTCTCTGCTTTTTGGCTAAATTGATATAGTTTATCCTGCTCAAGTATTTTATTGCGGTTATCCTGATTCTGATTAGAATTCAAAAAAGCACCTCCAGACTGTCGAAATAAGCAGTTACTTATAAGCTTCAATAGTTAAATATCATATTAAGAAAAATCAATAACGGTACTGCAATGATCGCAATAAGAACTATTATCAGACATCCCATGCACCCGGTACTATTCTTGTCAGTTTGAATAGGAGGTGTAGTTTGTTGCTGCGGCTCCAGAGCAGGCTCATTACGAGGTTTCTTAAATTCGAGAGCTAGTCGGAATGGTTCTCTGAAAGACTCAACGTGATCGTCCCCGTCTTTGCCAACGATAACTTTTTTATACCTGCCTCCATAGAGCAGGGGAATGCAGGTATAATTCTCTTCAAGGTATTTTTTGATTAGAGAATTAGAACGCGAATTAGTAACACCAACAAGGATAGGATCTGAAAGCGTTGTTGGATGTTGTTCAGGATGCTCGCCAGTTATCGTGTAACCAGGGATAATTCTCTGTAAGAAAACTTGATAGCAATCATCGCGGTATTGCAAGGTACAAACAAATTCGTTCTCTAAAACATGAGTATCAAATTGGTATATTTTTTCGTTAAAGTGAAAATTTAGTATTTTACTATTATTCATGCCGGCGAACGTTTCATAGCCTTCCAAATAAGGTATCAATCTGTCAACGTTGCCCTGATAGTTAGCCGAGTTTACTTTAATTGACATACCTAATAATCCTTGTGAATTTACATAATATTTTTCAGTTTCAGCGCAACAATGTATTCAAGTTTGAATGGAATTCCGAACTGCTCACATAACGTATTTGAGTTATCGGTGGGGATGTCATTATCTCGACAGTAAGCAAGAATAATATCAATTGCTGTTTTATTTGCTTCAAACTCAGTTTTAGAATGAACAGTAAAAGAGTGGTAGTAATTAATACCGTCATCCCCATTGATGATGTGTCCTAGCTCGTGAGCAAACGAAAATGGTACTTCCCATTTATTGTGCCAATTCATATTAATTAAGGCTTTTTTGTATTTACTACTTGCACTTGATGGAAAATCAGGTGGCAGCTCATAAGTTAGTGTAGATGAAATACCATGATCGAATCCGTAATTAATTAGATATGAAATTAATTTATCCATACTAATCCTTCCCATTCATTAGTCTTTTAATAAGGGCCTTATCCTCCTCAGATAGTGGTTTTCCTTGGTAGGTGAAAATGACATCATCATCATCTAAGTCAGCAGTTCTTTGCTTATCACTCTCGTTATTACCGAGTAGATAATCGGTTGAAACGTTCAGGACCTTTGCAACTTTGTCCAGAGCTTCGGTTCCAGGCTTAACCCTTTTCCAAGTGTAGATTGTGTTTTTTCCTAAGCCTGCTTTATCATTCAGAGCTGCCAAAGAAAGCCCCTTTTTTCTAGCTAGAGATTTAGTACGTTCGAATACGTTCATATCAATAATCTTCTTTCTACTCACAGTCGAATTAGTAAATTTACACAGAAAACTATTGACTAATTAGTATATTCACGTAATAATATAGTCGTCAAGTTGTTGATATAGTTTTCTGACAAGTTTTGGAAGCTTGATAAGTCTTTGAATAGAAAAGGTTTCCGAAACTTTTAATTTAAGTTGATATTAGTATATTTACTAAAAATAGTCAATAACTTGTGCAAGAAATATCAGAGGAGGGGAAGAAGATGAGGCAAAGAAAAAAACGCTTCTGGAATTCAGAAACGTTCTGGGAATATGTAGTGCCTCTTGTTGTTAGTTGCTTAGCTTCTATCGGAACAACCCTTTTATTAATAAAACTAGGATGGTTGTGATTATAGAGACGATAATCGGTACTAGGACGCTCTTAAGCAGAAAAGCTTTAATGTCTTCCCATAGATTTTCAAAGTAATGTTGTCCTTGATCCGTTACGATCATATCTACCGGACTGCTATTAATAGGTTGGTGAGTTGTTGGGTTAATTCCTGTTGAATTAGTTACCTTAATCAAATTTTTACTGATTAGTTGTTTTAGATAGTAATTATTTACATCAACAGGTAGTGAGTTAATTGGAATAATGTTATGGTCGTACTTTTTGGAAAGATTAATTAAGTCTTTAAGGAGCTTTCGTTCTTTTTTGACTGTTTCCATTTTTAATCACCTTTGTATTGAACTTGGTTTAAGTATATCAGAAAGGAGGAATGGCAATGCCAGTTGAACAAACCCTTGAACAGTCGGCAGCGACTGTTGAGAAGAAGATTAAGTTGCGGCTAATTGAGCGCAGTATGTCGCAGGTTGAATTGTCTGATCTGATTAAGGAAAACCCGCAATCAGTGAACCGGGCCATCAAGGGATGGACTAACCCCAAGTCGGTTGAGATTCGTAAGAAGATTTACCGAGTGCTGGGGATGTAAGGAGGTGTAAGCAATGAGTTCAAACGTTGGAAATATTGATTCACCTTATCTTTATCAATTTAACCGCGTTGAATTCTGCAAGATTTGGAAGATGGTTCGAGTTGATAAGACTACTGGTGAGGAAGTCGAACAGCCCATGGGTAAAGCGACGTTTTATCGCCGCCGCGATTGGGCCCAGGAGCATTATCCAGAGTGGCGGAAGGTGTTCTTGTATGGTGGCCGTGTGGATCTTCGCGAGTATCAGAAATTCAATGCCTACTATTCTCAGGCAATGTATGAGAAGAAGCAGGATCCCCATTCGAAATATCTTGAGGAGGCTTAGCTTGTTTACGTTTTTATTCGCACTGCCAGCAATTGTACTGGCACTAATTGCGTTGGTATGTATCATCAAGGATTTTTAAGGAGGAAGTTTCAATGACAGGAATGGAAAGAATTCAACAGCTACTCGAGGAAAATGAGTATTCGCTTGCGCAGGTGAACGTAATAAAGATCCGGCTGGGAGATTGGTTCATGGCTGGGGGCGGGCCAAATGACGCTTACGTTTGGCAGCAAGCCCACTACTTGGAGAATCTGGTTAAGTACGGACTAGTTAACCGGGTATCTATTCAGCAACGAGAGGAGGTACACCACTATGAGTAAGATTGCTAATAGTCGATTGACGGCTTTCATTGCAGGGGTATGGGCCTTTTACTGCTATACCCTGGGCCAGATGGACGGGACCATCACTATTCTGCTGGTCTACTTAATCACCGTCTGGAGTTATGGCAGCAAAAAAGACGTTAGTACCCGCCAGCACTAACGCCAAATGAAACTTATTGGAAATAATCATTCGAGGTAATTATATCATGAACGAGCACGATAAGCACACCTACAAAATATTATGCCAACTTCACCTTGAAGAATGCCAGATTTGTCTTGGCAACTTCAAGTATGCAGTGACACTTAAGGAACGTGAAGAAGCAGTGTTGAAGTTAGTTAATCAATCTGCGTGTTTGCACGCGGCCGCAAAGCAATTGGCCCGGTCGGTGTTTGAAGATGACCCTCATTACGGAAGGAGCTGAGGTAGATGCAAGAAGAAGGAACAGCCTTTTTAAGGGAAGGGTATATCGTGGTTGCACCAGATAATCAGCCGAACGAGCGGCGGATTCGTCGCCTGAATGACGGGCAGCTTGACGGTGCCCGGATCCGTTTTGAGTTTGTCGACAACCGATTAGCCAGCACTGACCAGCGCAACCTGTTCTTTGCGTTGCTGGACGACATTGTTGACTGGTCAGGTAATTCTAAACCCGTGATGAAAAAGTATTTTTATGATGAGTTTCAGGAAGAGAATGACGGTCGTGAAATCAGTTTATCCGATGATAGCAACACCACGATGACCGAAGCTACTAAGCTCATCAATAATGTGATTGATTTTATCTTTTTTAACGGCGTGCCGGTAAATGAGGGCTACGAGCTGCTACCACGAAACGAGGCCGCTTTTCAGTACAAGTGTCTGATGTCGAAACACTGTCTAATTTGTGGCCGCCATGCGGACACTCATCACGTGGACGCTGTCGGGATGGGGCGTGACCGTAACCATATTGACCACACCAAGCACCGCCTGATGGCCCTGTGCCGGGACCACCATACTGAGTATCACAAAATCGGGTCCGTAGCTTTTGCCAAGAAGTATCTGATAACCAGGCTGGGGATCCGCCTTAATGCTGACGATTTGAAGAAGATAGGAGTACGAGGGGACTATGAGCAAACTACTAATTGATGAACGGCCTCTCCAGTGCCAGCCGAGCTTGGCGATGCTGCTAGGCAGTGCGGACGAAGCAATTGTCTTTCAACAAATTCACTATTGGCTGAAGCGGACTAACAATGTTCAAGAAGATGGACACAACTGGGTCTACAACTCAATGACCGATTGGTTGAAGCAGTTTCCATGGATTAAAACCCGGGCCCGCCTAACCAGGTACTTCGATGACCTTGAGAAGCGGGGCCTCATCATTACTGGTAATTTCAACAAGGCCAAGTTTGATAAGACTAAGTGGTACCGAATCGACTATGACGCATTGCAGAAATTCGAACAACGATTGTATCAAAACGATACAACGAGTGCATCAAAACAGGACAATGGGGTGTCTCAAAATGATGCAACGAGTGCATCAAAACAGAGCAATCCTATGTCTCAAAATGGGGCAACCTATACCAATAGACTACCAGAGACTACTACAAGAGATTACCAGGAGAATACAGCAGAGAGCACCAGCGAGGATGCCACGGATGGTCAGCAAGTCGAAGACCCGTTTGAGCTGGCCCGTCAGTGTCGCATCAATGTCAACGACGGGGAACATAAACATCTGTTCTTGAATGCCATTAACGCTCTCGGTAAGCCCCTCGTATGTTGGGCCATTCGTGAGACCTTTGACGGACCACGTTGTAGCTGGAACTACTTGGCAGCTATCTTGAACCGATTGCAGAAGGACGGTATCAAGTCAGTTGAAGAAGCTGAACATAGCAAGCAACAGCACAGTAGTGGCTATTCTAAGCGTCCTGGTAAGACTCACTACGAAGAAGCTATGCCATCGTGGACCAAGATGACGGAGGAAGAGCGTACAAGGCCAGCTTCACCAGAGAGAGCCGCAGAAGTTAGAGCAATGCTGGCAAACCGGAATAGGACTAGTTAAGAAAGGAGATGATGTGTGATGAATAATGTGCAGTTTGATGTCAAGACAGTAAATAATTTATTGGGCATTGATGACTCATTCAAGGCTCCTAAGCGAATGATGGAGGCAATGCTTAATAATGATGAGCGCCCTGAACTCTTCAAGAAGTTTTTACGGGTGTCTGCGAATCTGGACTTCGACTGGTTCCATGAGTACTTTGAAGATGAGCAAGCAGAACGAAAATCTAAGAAGCAGGACTTTACGCCTAACAGTATTGCCCAGGTTCTTAATAATTTAGTTGACAGTGAGCAGGCACCTAATACTTACTATGAGGTTGCGGCAGGTACCGGAGGAATCTTAATCAAACGATGGCTGGATGATCGTACACATGACAGAATTGGCAATCCCTTGAGCAATAAAACGGCGTTGCGATTCTTATCAGTCTTTACGTACGATCCAAGGGCATATTGGTATCAAGTGGAAGAGCTTTCGGACAGGGCTATTCCATTTCTGATATTCAATATGGCAATTCGAGGAATGAATGGTGTTGCTATTCAATGTGATTCTCTCACTAGAGAGGCGAAGGATGTTTATTTTATACGTAATAATACCTCTGACTTTATGAAATTTAGTGAAGTTATTAAGTGCCCGCATGAAGATGTAATTCGAAAAGAGTTTAACATTTCAGAATGGGTTGATAGTTTTGGTAACTAAGGAGACATTATTCTCAGATTATTTTGATAATTGGATTGCTACTTATAAGCTGAATGAAGTACGGACAGTCACTTTGGAAAAGTATTACCTTGCTAATGAAGTTGTGAAGAATGAATGGCCAAACATTAAAATTGGGGATATTACCAGGCGTCGCTACCAAATGCTCATAAACAAATTTGGCAAAGACCATGGAAAAGATACCGTAGCATGGCTTGTGCATACCCTTAACCAGCCATTTAGAGACTTGAATTATGAGGGGCTGTTTGATAGGGATCCAACATACCGAATTAAGGTAGTTACAACTAAGCCAGTAGTGACCAAGCGAAGAAAATATTTAGAAGTTTCAGAGATGAAAAAGTTGGATGAGTTTTGCCGGAAAGATGATGGAACATATACTAACTTTATTGATGTGCTTCTTAGAACGGGTTTGAGGTTTGCTGAAGGCCTAGGCGTTACGATGAATGATATCGACTTTGATAAGCATACTATTTCTATCAATAAGACTTGGGACTATAAAGCTGATAGTGGTTTTCAACCTACTAAAAACGCATCATCCGTTAGGACGATTGAAGTTGATGATTATACTTTGAGGTGTTTTAAGAGAAATGCGGAGGGCATCAAAAATGACGAACCAATTTTTCGAGGGGCAGGAATCCGGTATAACTCAACGGTTAATGATGTTCTTAAAAAAATTCAGAGTAAGTATTTGCATTTGTCGGGATTACCTATCACAGTACACGGGTTGAGACATACTCATGCTAGTTTTCTAATAGCAAATCGAGTGTCAATTCAAAGTGTTGCAAGTCGATTAGGCCACGCGGATACAATTACCACGCAGGAGACGTATATTCATTTGCTGGAACAGCAGAGGCGCGAAGATAACAAAATTATCATGAAGGGGCTGGCGCAACTGTAATGTTTTACCAAGGTAATATTCTCAAATTGCATCCCCTTCTTAGTAGAGAGGAAGCTACAAAACAGTTTAGAGGAAAATTTATAAAAGTTTTTCAGGGGAAGTATGCGGATAAATTTGATTTAGTTAAAGCCCCTAAAACGACCAATGATCGGGTCCAACTTAAATGTAAGAATTGTGGTCATATAACATATCGGTTCGTTGATTCAATACTAAAGGGTAAATTCAACAAGAAATGTGAATACTGCCAACGGCATAAGGAAATCCCAATGAGTCCTCGAAAAACTTTGAAGCGTATCTTGAGTTGTGAAATGGTAATTGACTATTTGTCAAACGATAAAGCCAAACAAAGGAAACAGGTAATTATTAAATGTAAGTGTGGACATAAGATGCCAGCAAGTTATAGCAGAATAATAAACAAAAGCATTCGACAACAATGCCCAAAATGCGGAAGGAATGTATATAAGTAATGGCAAGCAATAAACTAGAAGACTTAAATGATCTGCTCTTTAATGAGCTGTCACGGTTAGACAAGGATGACATTAAACCAGAAGAACTCAATCACGAAATTGAGAGAGCTAAAGCAATGTCGGCAGTAGGAAATACAATTATCCAGAATGCTAATACGGTTATCAAGGCTGCGGCGATTTATGACCAACGCGTTGACAATAACATGGTTCTACCACACATGATTGGGTTAGATGAGCATGACAACACGAAAGACTAATGGTCAGTTTCTTAAGGGTCATCGCCCCTGGAATAAGGGAATACATTGGGATTCTGGAGGCAATAGTCATAAAACTCGGTTCACAAAGGGCCATATGCCACAAACATATAAACCAATTGGAACCATTCGAGAAAATACCGATGGTTATTTTTACATCAAAGTTAGTGATGAAGGCCCTAGGGCAAACCGATGGATACCATATCAAAAGTATATTTGGCAAAATTACTATCACAAAAAATTACCCAAGGGGATGATAATCATTTTCCTGGATGGAAATAAGTGCAACGTGAATATCAATAATCTAGCTGCAGTGACCCGTGCAGAAGCAATGTATATCAACCATATGGGCTTACATTTTGATGATACGGCATTATCGAAAAGCGGAATGCTAGTAGCAAGGGTAATGATGAAGGCTCGGGAGAGGAGTAAGAGGTGATTATTCATGAGCAAGCAAAGACAAAAACATCAGGCTGCGGTTACGCGTGACTATTACTACTGCATTTCACGCAAGTTTGCCCACGCATTTACTTATCGTCATCCCCACGGGTGGCGAAAAGTGGCCCGCATGAGCAGGTCAAAGCGTTGTGACATATATGGTACCGCGGGGCCGGCATATTTCGGTGCTAATCAGAAAAGAAGTTTCAGTTTTGAGGCAGCATTAAAAATGATAGGGAGACATTACAATGGCTAAAGAACCAATTAATTTTAATTTGAGTGAAGTCGCAGAGGGGGGCGTCCAGGTTAAGCTGAACCGGGCCCTCAAGGAGGTCGCTAGCAACATCTTGAACCCCAATACCGAAGCCAAGAAGAAGCGCAAGGTGACCTTAACAATTACGGTGTCGCCGAATGACAAGCGGGACGCGGCGGACACCGTAATTGAAGTCAAAACGTCCCTGGCCCCAGAAGTTGGCGTTGCTTCGACAATGTTGCTGGGGATGGACAGTAAGGGCCAACCACATGTGAATGAGTTGAAGTCAGGTGTCCGGGGCCAAGAGTATATCGACACGGAAACTGGTGAGATCAAGACTGATACCGGAGAAAAGGTCGATGATGTTGAGAAGGCCGAGAAGGTCGTTGACTTACAAAAGCGGAAGGAGAACTAATTATGGGTTTAGAAATTAATTCAGAATTGCAACCAGCTATTGAACTGATTCGTCAGGCAGAAGACAAGAAGCACTTTATTGCTCAGAACGGGCAGGAATATGTGGTTGATGGTGATGGCGATGTTCACCTGCTAACTAATCCACTGGTCCGAGAGCCCCTGGTTCTTAACCAACTGACAGGGTTACTAGATTGGATTAACAATGAAGGAATTAAAATCCAGGCTGAGAAGGATTTCCTGATGGTCCAAGTGGTAAGTCCGACCAAGGTGCGAGTAATTGGTATGGTGAATAACCAGGGGCGCCGGTCAGTTTATGTGGATGTCCATGCAGTAATTGATGACATCCCCTTCGGCCGTTTCTTGGATCAGGAGGATATGGTTATCTTGTTGCAATCACAATTCGTTCATGATGAGGAGCAGCAGACCGAAAAGGGCATTGATGACCGTGACATCCTGTTACAGGTGGTTAGCAACCTCCGCAGTGATGAAGTTCAGCAACAGACCGATGACGGGGTATCGCAAACGGTCCAAATTAATTCCGGAGTTGCTTCGGTTTCGACCGTGAAGGTTCCTAATCCGGTTACCCTCACCCCCTACCGGACGTTCCAGGAAATTGAACAGCCGGCAAGCAAATTTATCTTCCGGATGTACGAGGGGATGACCTCAGCACTATTTGAGGCTGATAACAGCCAATGGAAAGTTGAAGCCAAGCAGCGGATCAAGGCGTTCCTGAATGAAGAACAGCAAAAGGCATTCGGTGAAATTAAGTTCCCAGTCATTGCCTAGGAGAGCGTTATGAACATCAAAGTTTATGTACTGATGATTAATGAGAATGCGCTTGATGGCTTCCCTTATAAACAAGATATCCTAGTGTTTTGTGATAAAGGATCTTGTTTGAAATGGCTTGCTGAGGAAACTAAGCGCCGTGAGAATAATGGATACAGGCTTGTGCCGCCCGATGAAGATGGATTGGATAATTGGCGATTTGTTAAGCAAGAGGAGTGGGGCAACATGGTTACTGAAATGGATGGTATGTATAAAGAGGTGATGAAATGACAGGGGATGAATTAGCGGCAGTTGGAATTGGCCTGCTCATCGCATTCTGTGCCGGTTTTGTTTTAGCCGTTGTTCTGGACATTAAGCATGACAAACATTAGAGAGGATAAAAGTAAATGAAACATGAGGCAGAGCAGCAACTACTTAAAACATTAAATGGACAATTAAACGAACTACCAGCAATTGCTAAGACAATGGTTCAGCAATATCAACTATCAGCAATGGTTTTGTCGGTGCTATGCGGTGTTTTCCTTATTGCATGTTTAGCTGGCACCATATGGTTATCAGTTTATTTCTTTAAGAAGGGCGAAAAACAGTCAAGTCATGAAAGAATATGGAGAACAGATTGCTCGGCTGTTAGTGGAATGGTAGCAGTGACAGGTGGAATGATTAGTTTAATTATGCTGATGAGTTTAGTTATTAATATTATTCATGCTTGTGCGCCCATTGCTTCGCTAGTAAAGGATTTATTTAGCTAATGAAAAAAGCACCCCTAACTGGAGTGCCCCAAACAAATATTCGTAAAATTATTATATCATAAGGGGTTGCTTACGTTGGGGGAACTTTTTCCACAAATTGATAAATCAAGAACGATTGCAAATGTCCGGAGCTTCTTCAAGCGTGAAGATTGCTACCAACGAATCCGGCGGCGAGCATGGCTGGATGGAATAAAGTCACCCCAAGTAGATGTAACCGGAATTCATGGTTCCCGTAAGAGCAACTCTTCTGAAGATGCCATGATTGACTATGCCCAGTATGCTAATGCTAAAAGGGCGGTTGATACTGCAATTGGGGGATGCAGTAATACCGGTAAGTATCCTAGCCAGGATATTATGAAGCTCCGGTATATCGACCAGCTGACGGTCAGGGAAGTCAAGGACACCCTCAATCAGAAGCACGGCCATTCAACCTACCAGACGGCTGATGACCAAGCCTGCTACGAGTTTGCCGAATGCATTGATAGTGTAGCCAAGGTAATGCACGTCGACCGAAAACTCATCCCCAAAATGCTGGTTCGAAAAAACGGGACAAAATCGGGAAGAAAACGGGAAACAAACGGGACAAAATCAGGACAAAATCGGGAAGAAAACAGGACATAAACGGGAAACCACCTGTTATAAACTGGTATTGTCGAAAAATTCGATATGGTTAGGACGTGCCATGAAACGTCCTCGTGTTTGGAGCCTGTACGGTACTCACACCTCAGGGTCTCTATTAAATGCACGTGCTGACCCGGTTCAAATCCGGCAGGTAGTGGAAGCGACTACCATCAGCGTTGGAGCAAGGTTGCACCACAGCTCTCCTTGCTCCTGGGTATCGTCCGCCGGATGTATGGCACGCGTACAGCGGGCATGAAGGTGAACTTCCATTCCTTCACGCACAAGGCTGGTTCGACTCCAGCTCGTACCCTTTCGCCCAGGAAATTCGATTCTTTTTCTTCTTATCCGCAATTCAATGACATCTGAAGTAAATGTAATCTCCGATTAAATCAGTACCAATTTTCTAACAGCAACTTTTTTCTGGGCGCCCGGTGCTACGGCACAAAGAAGCTCGCAGCTTGCTTCATCGGCTTGGCAGCTGCACATTATACCTGCTCAAGTGGGAATCCTCATTGGGTAGGTTTACGCTGATGGTGTCCAGAACGTGGTTTACTTGGCTCACAACCAAGGAATCACGGGCGCAGGAAGTTTGCGAGTAGTTCTCGTTTACCGGCGGTTCGATTCCGCCCATCAGCATTAGGCAGGCAGCCTACTTTACAAATCAACTCTAAGGAGGCGAGTTTTGCACCTCACTTCCACCGCTGCCTGTCTAAATCATTTCACTTCATTTGCCTGGTCATCATGGCCGGGCTTTTGTATTATATGTATGAGGTGAAATGATTATGGTAGAAGACTTATATGATGAAGATTACAACAAATGGAAAAGTGGTAACATCATGGAAAAAAGCTATGTTTGTGGCTACTGTGGCCATGAAGTTTCTAGTGATGAAGGTATGCCTTTATTGTTAGATGAACCGGGCCATATAACACTACAAAGCGGATATGGCGTATATATTTGTACTCATTGCCATATGCCGACATTTATTTACAAGGACGTTCAAGTTCCAGGTAACAGGTATGGAGCATCGGTGAATAATGTACCTGGTGAAGTAAAAAGTGTATATGAGGAAGCACGGAGCTCTTTTTCAACTGGGTCATATACGGGTGTTGTTTTATTATGCAGAAAGTTATTAATGCATATAGCAACTGACTTAGGGGCAAGAGACAATCTTCGTTTTATAGAATATGTTGACTACTTGAATGAGCACCATTATGCTGGAGTAAGAAGTGAACAATGGGTAGACCAAATAAGACAGTTCGGTAACCAAGCAAATCATGAAATAAGAATTAATACAAAAGAGGAAGCACAAAGGATTATTAAATTCTGTGAAATGATTTTAAAACTCAATTATGAATATCCTTCAATTGCTTCTGATGAAAATAATAACTAGTACCAAGTCAGCCTAGCGCTGGCTTTTCTTTTTGGAGGGGATGTATGGTGCAAAGTTTTATTAATGGCATGAACGCCGCGATTAAATATAAGCGGAGCCTTGCCCAAATAGTAGTAGGTATGTATGGATTTGAGGTGCTGAAAAAACATCTGATTACTTTTGAAGGCATTACTAAAACGGGGCACCGGATTAACATCCCCATTACGGAGGAAATGCTTAATGTTCCAAACTAAGTGCTTTGGCCTAGTAGCAAGTAAGCAGGAATATCTAATGCTATGCCGAGCTGAACGACATTTGAAGCAGAAGAAAAAGCCGACAGGCCAACGCTTGCCGGCTTTTAAAGTACACAAAAATAAATAATTTTCTCCTTGATTTACTTGATTATGTACGTGTATAGGTGTATTATAATAAGTGAAGGGAGGGATAAAAATATGGCAAAGAAAAATAAAAAGAAGAAGTCAAACAATAAAGCTGAAGTTGCTAAATGGGTAGCAATTGGAGCTTGGGCAATGCCAGCAAGTGGTGTTGTTGACATTGCAAAAATGATTGTAAGACATCTTCTTTATAACAAGTAAACAAAAAGGTGAGGGCTTAGGCTCTTGCCTCTTTGCCATATCTAATTTTAACATGAGCAAAAAAGAAAAGAAATATTATAAGCTTGCGTTGTACGGTGTCCTGACTGGTGTCGTTATTTGGGCAATTGATGGGGCGGTTCGCTTATGGCTAAATTAAGTGAAGCGCGTATAAAAGCAAATAAGAAATGGGACGAAAAAAATAAAGCAAAGCGAAAACTTTACCTTTATCGTTCTCATGCTAAAACATTTGTTCGTGAGATTGCCAGTGATGACGACCTCAAAGAGTTACGTAAGATGATTGATGAGAAGCTGAATAGTAATTAAGGCGATAGCATTAGCTACCGTCTTTTATTTTGCACCCATACATATTTCAAACGAGGGGGTGGGGATGATGAAGCCAACCAAATTAACCTTTGTAGACGGCAAACCAACGTTGGTAGCTTATGACAAGGTTGTTCGTAAGGACAATGATAAAGCGTACAACTATCATCGCAAGCTCACTGAAGACGCTTATCTAAAGTTCTATCACTCAACCCCCTGGCGGCATAAGCGGCAAGAGGTGCTGGACCGTGATTATGGCTTATGCCAACGGTGTGGAATGGAAGCCGCACTGGTGGACCATATCATCCCCAGTAAAGAGGATTGGGAAGACAGACTTAATGCTGACAACCTCCAGTCCCTTTGCCGGTCCTGTCACCGTATCAAGACTAAGCGTGAGTGGATGAAACATCATAAGGGGATGACAAGGTACATGGACATCAATGTAGTATGCGGCTTGCCTGCTAGTGGTAAGTCGACATATGTTAAGCGACATATGACAGAACATGATTTGATATATGATTACGATGAGTTGATGCAAGCTCTGTCTGGCTTGCCAAGTTATCAGCGTAACTACGATGTGCACGACTATATCATGCTATTCCTTGACCAGATGTTACGGAAGCTCAAGGCGGAACAGACATTCAATAATGTTTGGATTATCAGGACATTACCGGACAAGCGGATTGATACATTGCTTGGCAACTATCATCATATCAATCACATTCTTATTGATACTGAACCGAACATCTGTGAGGAACGACTAAAGCAGCGGAAACAAACTATTTCCTTTCAAGAGATTTTGAATGCCTTTAAGACTGCAGATTTTACGGGGTACCGGGTGGTCAAAAACCGGTAAGCCCCCCTCTCTTTTTAACGGGGGTTAGATTTTTTCAAGCGTTTGAACGCGCATCGACTTTTTTGCATGGCAAATTCCAACAATTTTTGAAAATCGGGCCGGAATACTAAAAAAGCACCAAAGCGTGGAACGCTTGGCGCTGTAATGTTTGTGTGCAAATTCATCATAGCACGGAGGTGGCAAATTTGGCAAGAAAGCAAAAATTATTATCGCAGTCAACCGGCCATCTGCGGGTTGTTGAACAGGAGGCCAAGTATAAGGCCGAGTTTTTAGCTGCAGATGGACTTCCTGAGTTGCAAAAGACCCCGCCGGCGCACTTAGACAAGGTAGCCAAGGCAGAATATCGACGAATTATTAGTTCGCTGGGTAAGTTGCCACTCCGGAATCTGGACCGCAGCGAGCTAGAACTTTATTGTACCTGGTACAGTATCTATAATCGGGCTTCCAAGGAATTCAGAGAGGTCAAGGATATTGCCGGAGATCCCGACAGCGTGAATTACTACACCTCAATCTTCGACAAGTGCACCCGGAACATTAAAGGATTGGCTTCCGACCTCGGCTTGACTGTCAACTCGCGACTGCAGATGAATATGCCAAAGGCCGATAAAGAGGAAGAACATAAGTCTTTGCGTGAGAAGTTTGGTATCTCATGATTAATTTTGCCCAAGATTACGCTGAAAAAGTTATCAATGGAGACCGAATTGCTGGAAAAAAGGTAATTTTAGCGGCCAAAAGGTACTTAAACGACCTTGAAAAATCCCAAAACGATGATTTTCCTTATTACTACGACAATGAACGGGCCAACCGAGTTATTAAGTTTATGGAAATTCTCCCGGATCCAAAGACGATGCGGGCCTATCCGCTTGCTGACTTTCAGCGATTTATTATTGCCAATATGTATGGCTGGTGGCGGAAAGATGATAATACCAAGCGGCGATTCCGGAAGGGGATGTTATCCATGGCCCGGAAGAACGGAAAATCGATTCTCATTTCCGGCATTGCCCTTTATGAGTTTCTGATGGGGAACTCACCAGCTTACTCTCGGCAGATTTTCTGTACTGCCAACGATAAGAAGCAGGCAAACATCGTCTTCACTATGATTAAGAAGCGGCTGAACGCCTTGCGGTCACGTGATGGTGATACAAAGCGGGGGACTAAGGTCAATCGGGATCTTATTAGTAACCTTGATGATTACTCCTACGTCCGGGCCCTTTCAAAGGAAACCGGGACGGTCGATGGGTTTGAGCCCCATGTCGGGATCCTGGACGAGTATGCTGCTAGTCGAACCACTGAAATGATGGAGCTGCTTGAATCCGGGCAGGCCCTCCTGGACAATTCATTAATTATGATTATTTCCACGGCCGGGTTTGACCTGAATGTTCCAATGCACACGATTGAATATCCGTATGCTACCAAGGTGCTGACCGGCGATATTACCGACGACAGCTACTTCGCTTACATTGCGGAACAGGATAACGTGGCCGAAGTTGATAATCCGGAAATGTGGATTAAGTCTAACCCAATCCTGAGTGTTCCGGCGTTACAGGACCAAGTTAATGGTTATCTGAAGAAACGCTGGAAAGAAGCCAAGGAGAAGGGAACGAAGAATTCTGTTCTGGTTAAGAACTATAACATGTGGCGGCAAGCCGGGGAGGATAGCTATATGGACATTGACGCTTGGAAACATGCAGAAGTGGACCCGATTGACATTGACGGCCAAAGAGTATGGTTTGGCGTCGATGTAGGGAAGTCCTCTGACTTGTACGCAATCAGTTGGCTAATTCCACAGGATGGCTACTGGTATGCCGATTCCTACGCCTTTGTTGGTACCAAGTACGGTTTGGAATCCAAGATTAAGGCGGACCGCCTGGACTATGTCCGTTTGCAGGATATGGGGCAATGTGAAATTACCAAACTGGAATCGGGGGTAATCGATGTTGACCGGGTCTACGAGTGGTTGAACAACTTCGTAGAAGAACATGACCTGGATGTTCAGGCAATCTGTTATGACCCGGCGCAATATGGCCCATTACTGACACAGATTGAAAAGGGCCATCCAGAATGGCAGCAAATTTCAGTCCGTCAGGGGACACTAACATTATCGATGCCAACCAAGCAGTTCCGGGACGACATTCTGGAACGGCGGGTGCGGCACCCTAATAACGAAATCCTGGCTGGGGCTATGGCCAATGCAATCCTCAAGTCAGACAATAATGGGGTCCGGATTGACAAGAACAAATATTCAAACAAGATTGATGCGGCGGACGCCTTGCTCGACGCTTACGCAATTTGTTTTCGTGAAGATATTGATGATTACATTACGGATGAGGATGTGTTTGGTAATGGCTTTGGGTTCTAAGTCACGCAATCAATTTGCAGGGCCACTTTTCCCAGAAGGTGCCCCGATTAAAGTAGACAATGTATGGTCCGAGTTAGGAGGGATAAGCATGGCCGAGAAAAAAGCCACTGTAAAAATTGACACCACCGTATTGCAAGGCCAAATTGACAGGCTGAGGAAGATTATCCCAAGCCTAGCAATTTACGATATTACGCTTGAAGATTTGGAGCTGTTAGTTAAAATCATCAAGTCTAATAACAAGGGTAAGTAATATGAAATTTTGGAAAGTCAATGAACCTGTAATTCTGTTTTTACTAGCTTGTATCTGCCTAGCAGCTACGGGCTTTTTATTTTCCCTGAGAATAGGACTACTGGTCATATCAATTGAACTATTTGTTTTGGCCTTCATCTCGGAGGAAAGGGGGTGAGATTAAATGCTATTCCACACAGAGCAACGTGACTGGGCTCAGGACTACATTGACCAGGGAATTATCCCAGGCTATTCCAATTTGGGAACATATCTTGGAATCGGAGCATTGAAGAACTCTGACGTGCTGACTGCCATATCACATGTGGCCAGTAACGTTGCTCGTTTTCCCCTGGTAGTTCTAGACGACAACAAGAACCGGGTTAAGAATATCAAGGCGGTTAACTATTTACTAAATAAGCACCCCAACGATATGCTGTCAGCCTATCATTGGCGATTCATTATGACGGTTAACGCAATCTTGACCGGGGATGGATTTACCCGGATTATTCGAGATCCTAAGACAAAAGCTCCATTGGAATTGCGGTACTTTCCGACTTCGCAGACCTATATTGACGATTCGGACCTTAATAACATTAAGTATGAGTTCACGCCTATTAATGTTAAAGGCCAGACCAGGACGATTATTTGTCCCGCTGAGGATGTTATCCACTTCATGTTCTTTACCTACGACGGGGTTCACGGGCGGTCTCCACTGCTCTCCCTGGGGGATGAAATTGGCCTGCAAGATGATGGAATTAAAACCCTCCGGCGGTTTTTCAAGTCAGGACTGAAAGGCGGGATCCTCAAAGCCAAAGGTAAGCTGTCGCCGCAGGCACGACGGGAGACCCGGAAGGCCTTCGAGTTTGCACAAAGTAATAGCAATGCCGGTAGCCCAATTGTCACGGATGACACCTTTGAGTATTCACCAATTGAAGTTGATACCAATGTCCTCCAACTGATTAATAGCAACAACTACTCAACTTCCCAAATTGCTAAGGCATTGCACATTCCAGCATATAAACTGGCCGTCAACAGCCCTAACCAATCCATTAAGCAGTTAAACGAGGACTTTATCCGGTCCGACTTGCCGTATTACTTTAAGCCGATTGCTAGCAACATTGAGATGACAATGTTAACCGACCGCCAGCGGCACAATTATCACGTTGAATTCGATACTCGGAAGGAAACGGGAATGTCAATGGACGACGTGCAAAAGGGGATTACCAATAATGTGATTACCCCTAATGAGGGCCGGGTCCTGGCCGGTATGGTTGAGTCGGACAATCCAGATATGGACCGGTTCCAGTCAACATTGAACACGATCTTCCTGGATAAGAAAGAGGACTACCAAGAACAAGCTGCAAAGAAAGGAGGTGAGAATCACGATGACAAGCGATTTGGAAACTCGTCAACTGACGATGCCGGTTCAGATCCGGACAGCAAGTGATGAGAACGATGAGCCGCTGATTGAAGGCTATGCGCTGAAGTATAATAAGCCGTCCCAAGTTCTGGGCGGCTTTGTTCGTTTCATTGAACAGATTGCTCCGGACGCTCTACGTGACTGCGACATGTCAAACGTGGTGACCACGATTAACCATGATCAAAATCAGGTACTAGGGCGGTCGGGTGTTAATCTCACGCTGACCCCAGATGATGTTGGCCTGCGGTTCAGTGTAACCCCGACCAACACGTCATTTGCTAAGGATCTAATTACCAATATCCGGGCAGGTGTAATTAACCAGTGTAGCTTTGCATTCACAGTTGCCGATACGGATGAAGCCCAGGATTGGGTTGAATCTACCCGAGAAGGCGTTGACTATGAACGGACCATTCGGCAGATTGACCATCTTTATGATGTGTCGATTGTAACGACGCCGGCTTATCCAGACACAGTGGCCACGGTCGGCCAACGTTCAATGGATATTGTTAAGCGGATGCAGTCGAAAGATGATAAAGCGGCGATTCAACTGGAGCGGCAGAAAATGTTGCGTGAGTTGGATCGTCAAGCACTATTAGATTCTCTCAAAGGAGGAAATTAAATGTTTAAGGAAAAACTGAAAGAATTACTTGCTAAGAAGGACGGCAAGCGGGCAGTTATCAATGAGAAGACCCAGGAAATGCGTAACTTATTGTCAAACGAAGACGCTACTGAAGATGACTTGAAGAAGGCTAAGTCCTTACGCTCAGACATCGCCAAGGCGGAAGACGAAGTTCGGAGCCTTGAAGAAGATATTAAGCTATATCGTGCCGCTGAAAAGGGAACACCCGCACCGGATGGCGGTCACAAGGGGGAAGGACGTGGTACAGAACCTGGCGCTGAAGAAGAGAAGCGAGCATTTAATGCTTACCTCCACCAGGAAACGCGTGATGATGCTTCTGGGATTACTTCATCTGACGCGGCTGTGACTATTCCTGAGTCAATTCAATATAATCCTGAATCCGAAGTTAAAACGGTTACCGACCTTAGCCAATTTGTACAGGTTTTTAACGCCACTACAGCTTCTGGATCCTACCCAATTCTTAAAAAGGCTACTGCCAAGATGAACACAGTAGAAGAGCTGGCAAAGAATCCTGCCTTGGCCAAGCCAGAATTTATTCAAGTAGCTTGGAAAATTCGGACTTATCGTGGGGCCATTCCAATCTCACAGGAATCAATTGATGATTCTGCCGTTGACTTAACAGGTTTAGTCGGTAGGAATGCCAATGAACAATCGCTCAACACAAAGAATGCAGCAATTTCGGAAATTTTAAAAACCTTTACTGCAAAGACTGTTGATGCCTCCAAAGCAATTGATGATTTGAAGAAAATTTGGAATGTCGACCTGGACGTTGCATATAACAAGATGATTATTGCAAGCCAGAGCTTCTTCAATTGGCTTGATACTCTTAAAGACAAGAATGGTCGCTACTTACTGCAAGACAGTATTACTAGTCCATCAGGTAAGGCAGTTTCTGGAATTAACGTAGCAGTGGTTGAAGATGACCTTCTAGGTGCGCATGGAGAGGCACACGCATTTGTCGGTGATCCATACCGGGCAGTTGTTTTAGCTAATCGGAAAGACCTTCAAGTCCGGTGGGTAGACAATGAAGTTTATGGTCAATACTTGCAGGCTGTTCTCCGTATGGACGCAAAACAAGCGGATGCAAATGCCGGTTACTTTGTAACTGTTCCTGTGGAAACTCCGTCAAAATAATGCCGTCCGACAATTCCGGAGCGGACGTAAAACCAACATCCGCTAATACGGTGGATGAAATTAAGAGCTACCTAGATAAGAAGGGGATTAGTTACCCAACCACTGCTCTAAAGGATGACCTGTTAAAGTTAGTTGGTGATGCTTAATGGCCGATGTTTTTGGCGGGGAAGTATTCCTCAATAACCTCAAGAATTATTGCAAGGTTGACCAGGATTTTGATGATGAAATCATTATCGAAATGACCAATGCAGCGGCCACGATGATTGCTAAGGCGATTGATAAGTCCAAGACCCCCGATGACTATGCTGGCGAACCACGCTTTAAGATTGCGGTCATGAAGCAGGTTAAGGAAGACTACTATGAGCGGGGCTTGACCGCTGATAGTTACCGTCCGGAGATTGGATCCGGAATCAACGGTATTATTAACCAATTGCGAAGCGAGGTGACTGCAGATGAAGCTTAGAAACATGACTGAGAGAATAACGTTCTATTCGGTCCAAACTGGTGTTGACCCGGTGACAAGGCAGCCGCTGGATAGTGCTCCAGTGAAGGAGTTTTCCTGTTGGGCGGAAGTACCTAAGCTACCAATCCGGGAATTCGTGCAGAATAGTTCTGAGGTCGGTTTCCGGAAGGAGTCACCAACGTTTCTAGTAGCCTTTAAGCTACCCAAGCCCGTTCAGCCAAACTGGCTGATTGAGTGGCGCGGCAAGAACTATGAAATTACTGGCATGGATCCTGACTATAAATTACGGGACTTGTCGAAGATTTCAGCTCAGGAGGTGGTTGATAATGGCAGTGACCGGGGAAGCGGGGCTGATGGCAAACCTGGAACGCTTGGAGAAAACCGAAGAGGCTAAGGCCCGTAAGGCCACCCGTGATGGGGCCAAAGTCTTTGAAGAACGACTGAAGGCCAATACGCCGGTCTCTCACGAGGACCATTCTGGTAAAACGCCTCTACGGGAGCACACTAAGAGAGGTAACCTCAAGACCACTGGCGGGGAGTTTGAAGTTGACGTCGGCTATGATAAGGAGAAGGGATACATTGCCCACTTCCCAAACTCGGGAACCTCCAAACAGCGGCCGCAGCACTTCATTGAAAAGTCCCAGGAAGAGTCTAAAACAGCGGTTCTCGCAAAATTTGTGGAGGATCTGCAAGTATGAGTTTGCCAGAAGTTGAAGTGGCTAATTACTTGGCCAACGATGAAAAATTGATGCAGCAGATGGCTAGTCTGAGAATCGATAAGTTAAGCTACGCTCCGGTCTTTACCGGGACACCCGATGATGCTTTTATCAAGGCGAGTTCAGCACCATGGATTCGCGTAACTCCTATTCCAGGAGATGACGCAATTTACAGTGATGACGCTCGCCTTTTTGAGTACCCACGGGTACAGGTTGATTTTTGGATTCGTAAAGAAAAGATGGCTCATCTGGAGGAATTACAGCAAAGAATAACTGATACCCTTTATAGCCACGGGTTCAACCGGTACTACAAGGACCGGTATGCGGATCCGGACCTGGATGGTTGCCTAATGGTAACCGCCAATTTTGAAGGGTTTGAAATGAAAGGAGAATGACAATGGCAGCAACACCGAATGCAAAAGTTGCTAAGTTTGGGGCCTCAAATTTTGAATATGGGGTTCTGGACGCTAACGAGAAGATCAAGGAGACCCGGAAAGTTACTGGGTTAAAGGAAGTTAAGATTACTCTGACTAATGAACAGAAAACTTTAGCAGCCGATGATGGCCCGTATCTTATCTTGTCTGGTGGTATTACTGAGGCTAAGGAAACCATCAATATTTTTGACGTTGATAGCCAGATGAAGAAGGACTTCTACGGGATCAATATCGTTGACGGGGCAGAAGTTTATACCAAAAACATCACGCCAAATTATGTGGCCACGCTGTTCCGGACTAAGCTCTCGAATGGGAAGCACTGTTGGTTTGGCCTACTCAAGGGGATGTTCTCAATCCCGGGGATTTCAACCAAGACTCAGGACGGTACTCCAGATCCAGACGCGGATGAAATTGAAGGTAGCTTTGTCCCACGAGGTGACGCTGACACCGGAACTATCCTGGTTATCGGTCGGGAAGATAATGATGGCTTCGATTTCGCTAAGTTCCACAAGATGGTCTTTGGTGAAGATGCACCGGTAACGGACCCGACGAATACCAATAATGGCCAGCCTGAAAAGGTAGTAGATAACGGTTAGTAGCTAAGAATACAGAGACGAGCATAGTGAGACGATTGGAGGAAACAACATGCCATTAGAACTAAATGTGAAGACTAAGGATAAAACGGCCACCTATACCCGGGATCAAGTACCGATGCTGGAAAACCTGCTTGATGCACTCGAAGTCCAGCGGCTTGAGATTGAGATGTTCTCAAAGGCAGATCATCAACCGACCGCCAAGGAAAATAAGGCCCGGATTGATGCTCTTGCGAAGTTTGCGGCCAAGTTTTGGGGACACGGACTGACTCAGAAGGATGTCTTGTCCGGTGTCTCTTCGGTTGAAGGACTGGCCCAGATTGAGAAAGCTGTTGCTACGACACTGGGAATGGACTTATCAGCATCTGATGAGGAAGATGAACCAGATAAGGACCCAAAAAAATAACGGTCGAAATGATTGATGACGCCATCAACAATTTGACCGATTTTATCAAGGACCATCTTAAAAATGGCTATAAGTGGAATGAAGTCAGCAAGATGACGTTGACCGACCTGCAGATGATGAGTACCGTCTTTGAAGAACGAAAGACCACCATCGATAAGGCATTCCCATTCTTATTCTAGCGGAAAGGAGGTAACTAAATGGCAGGAAGTTCATTGGGGCATCTGGCGGCGACGGTCAGTCTGAATATTAATCCATTCAAAGCCTCAAACAATGTTTTGAAGGCTGAAATTAAATCAACCGCCAATGCTTTGCGGGCCCAAGAAATTGCACTGAAAGGATCCGCAAATAGTCTTAATAATATGCGGGCAGTTTATGCGACAATGCAGTCGCAGATGAATAACTATAATGCCCAGTTACAACGGTCTAAGGCTTTGATGGACGATACTACGCGAAGTGAGCGTTCTCGTCTTAACGCAGCTAACCAGTTCAACAAGACATCAGCCCAAGTGGAAATCTTACGGACCCGAATGCAGGCCCTTAGCCGAGAGATTGTAGCGCAGTCGAGCCGCTGGGGGCAATTAGCGGCTAGAGCTAACCACTTTGGTAATGTGGCCACTGCTGTTGGCTCAAGAGTTCAGGGCGTAGGTCGTGGAATGTCAACATATTTAACCGCACCTATTGCTGCGGGATTAGCTTATTCAGCAAGTAAGCTGGTTGACTTCCAGGATGCTATGAACCGAACCAAGAACGTCATTCGAACGTCTGGTGAGTCTGCTGCAGAAACGCAACGGTCATATAACCAGATGCTCCGTGATTCCCGGAAATACTCCGATATGTACGGGGTTAGCCAAATCAAGATTGCCAACGGGTATCAAGATCTGGTTAAGCGTGGTTATACGTCCAAGGCCGCTGTGGGGGTCATGCGTAACGAGTTGAAGGCTTCCATTGCTACCGGGGACGACTTCAATGATGTTATTAAGGTTGCCTCCCAGACAATGGAATCGTTTGGCCTATCGACTAACAAGGCCGGTCAGCCTTTGAAGAGTGCCCGCTTAATGCAGGAACGGTCCAAGGACACCTTGAACAAGCTAGCGTATGCGGCTGACGCTACATCTACTGACTTCAATTCACTTGGTGTGGGGATGTCCTATGTTGGGGCTACTGCGCACCAGGCTGGATTTGGACTGGGCGAAACTGCGTCAGCAATGGGGATCCTTTCCAACAACGGTCTGGAAGCTGATAAGGCCGGGACTGGCTTACGGAAAGTCATTCAATCGTTAATTACGCCAACTAAGGGTGGAGCTGAAGCCCTGGCAAAAATTAACCTGTCAACCAAGGACTTCATCGGCAAGAACGGGAAGCTCAAGTCAATGTCGACTATTTTTGCTACCCTGAATAAGCACATGAAGGGTTTAACCGGGCACGAAAAGAACGACATCTTCCATTCATTATTTGGTACTACCGGACAACAAGCTGGGGCCATCTTGACAGAAAACGCCAAGCGGTTACGTGAACTGACTAATGAAGTTAATAATGCCGGTAAGCGGGACTATATTGGTGATTTAGCCAAGCGGAACCTGAATACCCCGAAAGCGCAGTTAGCCATCTTCAAGGAATCGTTGACCAATGCAGGGATGGACGCTGCTAAAAATGTTTTACCAATAATTACACCGTTGGTTCAAGATCTTTCCAAACTGGCCCAAGGTTTCGGTCAGCTCCCAGAACCAATGAAAAAGGCCATTACCTATACGACGCTGTTCGTTGCCGGAGCCGGACCCCTGCTTCTCCTGATTGGAAAGCTGTCAAGTGGCGTTGGTGGACTTGCATTGAAGCTAGGTAGTTTTGCCGGAGGTATGTCCCGGGCCCGCGCTGCTATTAGCATGGGGGCCGGTGGACTGACAGTTTTGAAGTCAGCATTCTCCAAGAATGCCTTTGAAACTGCCAAGTTTGGTAAAGCAGCTACTACCGCCAGTGGCGCAATGACGACCCTTAAAGGGACTGTTGACACTGCCAACGGAACAATTAGTTCTTCTAAAACTATTGTTGACTCAGCGGGACGTGCATTAACGACTGCTGGTGAATCAGCTGCAGTTGCCGGGACTTCCTTCGGTGCGGCAGCTATCCCCATTGCAGCTGCAACGGCAGTTATTATTGCTGGTGTTGCAGCTTGGGAGCTTTGGGGGAAGAAAGCCGCTGCTTCTGATGAACGTACAAATCGGTGGGGATCAGACGTCGGCGTTGCAGCTGACCATGCCCTGAGTAAAATGCAGTCGACATCTCAAGGTATTCAAACAGCATTGTCTGATATGGATGTTGCCGCACACACTTCTACTAAAAAAATGGCGGATGATTTTGACAGGGAATTCACACAGATTGAGCGAAGCGCCAGAGAACATTTTAAAAATGTAAAGAAAGCTGAAAAAGGCTTGTCACCAGAGGTCTCGAAGGCAATTGATGCTGAGGCTGAAAAAGAAAAGTCCTCATTTAATGGCTATGTTCATGATGCTGATGTTGCGAACCAGAATGTCCAAAAGATCTTATCGGGGCGTAATCGGAAAGTTTCCGAGTTAGACCAAACGCAAAGAACAATGCTGCGTAATTACCAGGCGGAAATGCTTAATGATGAAATGAAAACATTACAGCTTTCCGGGAGTAGACGTGCTAAAGCGATGGCGGTTCTCAACAACGATATAAAGCATATGTCGCAACAGCAACGGTCTACAAGAATGGGGGACATAACTAGCGAAACTGCTGAAATGGAGCAGCAGTATAAGCGTCAAGCTTCACTTTTGAAGAAGCGTTATAAGAACAATGAACTTTCAAGAGCTGAATATCGGGCTGGCTTGAAATCAAATCAACGAGCGCTTAGCGATTACTCCAATAAAGCTGCTGCTGAATATATTCGATTAGCTAGGGCAAACGGTGAAAGTACCAGTTTGATAAAGAAAGACCTTAAAAGCATGGGACTTAGCTACAAAGCAGGTACTGCGGAGATTCGCCGTCAAACAAAAGCGGCCATGCAAGACCAGAAGAGCCTAGCTGTTAATACCACTAAGATGAGTGGCAAAGTTAAAAAGGCCGCTAATATGTGGAACAACCTGGTTTTTGATCCCAAAACTGGGAAAGTACGCACCAATGCCCAAGAAGAAGTCAACAAGGCAGTTAATTCCTCCAAGGGCTGGAATCAGATTAAACTTCTGAAAAAAGAAGGGAAGTTAAGCACTAATGCCCAGCACATGGTAGCGGCTGCTTTAATTGCTAACGGCCAATGGGACAGCATGAGTTGGCCTGATAAACAGGCTTGGTTGCACGATAAATTCCACCAGACAATTGTTAAAGCTCTGGAAGACTCGGGCCAGTGGAATAACTTAACCCTGGAACAGAAGGAAGCCATCGTAAATGCCAAGGGCAAGCAAGAAATGGCTGACCTCCTGATGGAGTCTGTTGGCTGGAACAATCTGACGTTGCAGGAAAAGCAGGCGATTGTGGCCGATAAGGCGACATTGCCGCTGGTGGATAGCCTTCAAAAGTCGGGTCAGTGGAACGGCATGACCTTGAAGCAACAGGAGGCCATTATCAATGCCAAGGGTAAGGACCAACTGGTTGATGCCCTGGTAAAGGGTGGCGTCTGGAACTCACTGAGCCTTAAACAGCAGCTCGCTTTGGTTCGTACTCAAGGAACTGAACAGGTAATTCAAGGCATTGACCAGATGGGCCGCTGGAATTCATTGTCACCTAAGCAGCAACAAGCCATTGTTAGCGCTAAAGGTGGACCGGATTTACAACAACTGATTACTGATTACGGCCTATGGAGGGGGCTGCCTGCCAGTGCGGCTAAGCAAATCATTGCCCAGGACAGAGCCAGTGGTAATTTGAAGGCTGCCAACGATGCAATGCAGGCTTGGATCAAGGCAAATCCGGGTGCACCGAAGAATGCACTGGCAATTGATAATGCGAGTGGTCCACTACACAATGCTACCGGTGGTGTTAATGTCTTCGCCGGGTCAAGCACGGGCGCTCCTAAGGTTGCTAGTGGTGTCGATAATGCGAGTGGACCATTTGGAAATGCAACTAATTCAATTTTTGGTTGGAATAGAACAGGCGCGAATACTAAAAATATTCGGGCTAATGACCAGGCAAGCAAAAATGCCCAAATTGCAATATCTGCGATTGACGCTTGGAACAAAGCACATCCAATTATTCATAAGTTCATAACAGAGGTTATTACCAAGCATAAGAATAAGGCCAATGGTGCAAATTACTTTGAAGGTGGTCCGGTAATGGTTAACGACCAAAAGGGACCGATATTTCGTGAAATGGTTCAGTTCCCTGGGGAAATTCCATTTATTCCATACGGCCGAAATGTTCTTCTAAACGCTCCAAGAGGAACTCGTATTGTTAAAGCTTCAGATACCTTAAAACAGTTCCCTCATTTACCACAATATGCAAACGGTAATTCAGACGCTGTTTCCGTGCTGAACAATATTCAGCCAGTTCAAGTTAGTGCTAAGGGCACCAACGACAGTCAAAGTGCCAGCACCTCAGATAATAAGTACATGGGTGAGGTCCTAGAACGCCTTGGTAAAATGACTGACCGTCTGGGCACCATGCTCGGCCTTAACGCGGCTCAGTTGTCTGCCATCAAGGCTAGTGCATTCGACAAGAATGACCTGTACTCCAAGATGGGGATGGATCAGGTTTACTACGACGCTCAAAGATTGTAGGAGGTGAGAGTAATCGCAGCTAATGTTCTTTACATTAAAATTGACGATCAAGATGAGATTGCCAGCACTGATATTACTAAGAATCTTACTTTCCTTGGGTTGACCGAGGCGCCAAGCCTACTCAATAACTACCGTGACGAAAGTATCCAGGACGGCCAGTTTTGGAACTACTCTCGCTATGGGATGACCACCGTTACAGCAAAGTTTGTGGTGACCTTTATTGACCGGAACGACTTTAAGCTAGCAAAACATGAAGTCTATCGTGTCTTTGCCCAAAAGGGAATTTTTCGATTGCGGACTGGCGTTGAGCCTGATGTTGTCCGGTACTGCCGGCCAACGGCATTTGAGATGACGTCTGACCCGGCCGAGGGTAATTACTGCCAGTTTGAGATTCCGTTTGAGAACCCACGGGGGCTTCGGTACAGTCGGATTAATACTGACAAGATGACCGACCAGGACTTCTTGAGTTTGAATATCAACCTGGAAAGCAAAGAGCGTCAGTATCATTTTGCTGGTTCAACCTCGTTTGAAGTCTTTAATGCCAGTGATATTGCTGTGGACCCCGAAATGCAAAATCATGAGCTAAAAATCACGATGAAGCATAACGGCGGTAAGTTCACTTTGAAAAATGAGACTACCAAAACGTCCTGGACGTACAACAAAAATCTTGGCGGTAATGATACCGTCATTCTTGATGGCATCAATACCTATAAGAACCAGGCGTTGGACAGCATTAGCACCGATTATGGATATATTACGTTAGCCCCGGGCTGGAACAAGTTTACAGTCACCGGGGCTAATGATTTAGATGTTACTTTTAGTTTCCCATACATGTATCTAGGCTAGGAGGCGATGAAATTGGGATTAATGTTAATGACTCCACATAAGGAGACAACCAAAGAACCAATTCGCAAGATTATCGTCTGGCCGACAATGCACGAGCAGTGGGCGAATAATAGCACCTGGCAAATCAACTTCACGGCCTTTGACGTTGGCTCCGAGTTGTATGACCAGCTGGACGTTGAGAGTTCAATTTTCCTTGGTGGTCAAGAGTACATCGTCAAGAACTGCGTTGAGAATTACGACACCAGCACTAAGGAGATAACGGCCTGGCACGTTTATAACGAGATCAGTCGGATCTATGTCCGCTCAGATTTGAGTAAAGAGCTGACTGTTACTTCAAATAACGACAGCGGCAATAATCAACAGCAGGCCCAACAGGAACAGCAAACTAAGAATTACAAGCTGGAAGATATTTTGAAGCTATATCTTGGCAATAAGGATCTGGGATTTACCTACGAGCTTCATGGAAATTTCCCTGATGCACCTTGTGACGGGATCGAAAGCGGCAGCGGCAAGGAAATGCTGGAGAAAATCTGTAAGTCTTGGCCGAATGCTGTTGTTTTTCCGGACAACAAGAACATCCGGATCTATTCTGATGACCAGTTCTTTAAAGATGAGGGACGGGTATTAGACTTCCCGAACAACTTAAAGTCCATGAAGACGACCCGTGATAGTTCGACAATTATTAATCAAATTCGTTGTGTTGGTGGGAAGCATAACGTTGATGTCGCAATGGGCACTGGCTCCGGAGCCGGTGGAAATCTGGACAATGTTGAGGGCTTTGCTAAGTCGCCAATCAACGCTGACTTTGGAGTTAATAAGCAGGCGATGCTACAGAGCTTTGCCTCTCAGGACCACCGTGTTCATGCCTGGGGCGTCGATGTTAACCGCCTTTACGATACAGTAAAGGCGCAGGGTATCAGTCCAGAGTGGTTCTTTGCGTACGATATTACCGAACAGGACCCAATGTCGAATAGTTGGCTGAACCACTTTGCATACCGAAATCCAGACCCATATCAGGATGCCATTAACGTATGTAATTGGATTAAGCAGTTTGCTAATAGTGACAGTTTCAATCCTGCTTCCGGGTATGGTGCTTACACCAGCCCGCAGATGGCCGCTCAGTGGAACCAGGAATTCCATAAGGGCACCATTGGTCGTTTGTACTTACAAGGGACTGCGGCGGCCGTAATGGAGCTGGCAAATGAAAACCCAGGGAGGTATGGTCGCCCGATGAATTGGTGTGTGCAACTCATCAAATCCTGGGGTGGCCACACTAACTCAGGGGGCGGCAGCTGGGGTTGGCCCTTTGCTAATATTCCCCGTGATGGGCAACCTAACGTTTACCTTAATGGTCAGCAGTATGGCCACACTGGATATGGCCGTGGTGGTGGAGACTTCCACGATGGTTTCGACTTCGATGGCGCTCATTATACCGGCAATGTTTTAGCAATTCACCCAGGAACAGTTCACAAGATTGGGGCTGACCTTGGCTGGTGGTATATCTGGATACAGTCGTCGGACGGTTACAATATTGTCTATCAGGAAGGATTTAGTGCTGGCAGCATCTATGTCCACGAGGGCCAGCAAGTTCAAACCGGTACGCCAATCGCACGAGTTACTGGTACCCACACGCACGTCGGGATTAGTAAGAAAGCAATCCCATTAGCTTACTACCATGGATATAACGATGACGGTACCTGGTTGGACCCGATTGCCACAATCAAAGCCGGAATCGCTGGCGGCGGAGATGGTAGCGGCGGTGGATCCGTATCAGCGGAGGAATACTACTTCCAGCCGTTTATCTTGCAAGATGATGAGTCAATCAAGGAATGGGGCGTTCATCCAGGCCCTGACCTGGTTGATGAACGGTTCCACGATGCCGAGGCGATGCGAAAGTATGCTCAAACGACTTTGAAGCCAAATCCAAGTTTGACGATTGAAGTGACGCTTAAAGACAATTCTTTTCAGCCTAAAAAGGGTGAAATTCTTCGCGTCCAGGCTCGTCAGAAGAAGTATGCCGGTAGTTGGCGTACGGTCGGCTATGACACGTATCCCGAACCTGGTGCTAGTGAAGGTACCCAAATCACTTTGAATGATGCTAAGCAGACGATTTTGGACTACCAGAATAAGCGGACAGCCATCATTCAACAGGCTTTGAACGACCAGAAGCAACGGCTACGAGGGGTTGCCAGCAGCTTAGATCGGCAGTCGCAGACGTTAACCCAAATCGTCAATACCAAGGATAAGGATAACCAGGCTAGTGCAACTCCACCAAATCTTACTCAAGAGGGGATGGATGCGCTGAAAAAGTTAACCAGAGAGGGTGGTAAAGATGGCGGAAACTGACATTCCTACCACCTATAAGCAGATTGTCCGATTCGGCTTAGATAAAGATGGGTTCTTCGGGTTGATTTGCTCGAGTGACAACGGGAAAACCATCAAACTGATTGTCGGCCCGGACGGCTTGGTCTTGCATCCAGAAGATGGCGATAAGATTTGGAACCTCATTGAGAGTAAGGTTCAATCGGCCATTGATGCCAGTGGAAACGAGTTGACCTGGTCAAAAATTAGTGACAAGCCGGACCTGGTTCTGGAGAAAGACCTACCGGACTTTAACCAGTTTGCCAAGAGGGACGAACTGCCCGATACAAGCGGCTTAGCAAAAGCGGCCACTGTCGATGCTGTCAAGACAACCGTGGAGAGTGCGATAAGCACTGCTGAAAAGGCGCAGTCAACAGCGGACGCCAACAGTAAGGCACTGTCTGAGAAGGTAGACCGGAAAGACTTGCCAACGGACCTGGTCCACTCTCCTGAACTGGATAAAGTCAGAGTTGATGTCACTCAAGCTAAGCAGGACGCCGCACAGGCACTGGCTGTTGCCAAAAGTGCAACTACCACTCTTGACGCTTCAAAAGAATTTGTAGCGAAAAAGCCTTCCGAATATCAGGAAGGCTTTTCTCGTGAGCTAAAAGCAGCAGGTGTTCTTGAAGTTAACCAGACGACCTTAGGCAAGAATTTGACTTATAGCACAATTGGCCTGCTCACCTCGGTGGCAATTGACAGTTACGGTTCCCACTGTGTCCGACAACGCTTTGAAGTCATCGACAGCGACTATCCATATACTTTTGAGCGTACTGGTACTGGAAATGTCTGGTACCCTTGGCACGGTATTACTGAATGGGATTAACTTTGAAAGGTGGTGATAGCAATCGAAACAGCAGAATTGCAGAAATTACGGTTCCGGGGCGAGTATGATCCGGAAACCTGGTATAAGAAGATGGACGTAGTCACTAATGGCAATCACGCCTATTTAGTGCTGATTGATAATAGGCGGCATGATTTAGATAACACCAAATATTTTATGGCACTAATGAAAGGACGTCCCGGGGATCCCGGGAAGAATGGTAAAAGTGCCTACGATTTGGCTGTTGAATATCAAGGCTTCAATGGTACAGTTCTTCAATGGCTGGCTTCATTACGTGGAGCACAGGGAATTCAGGGGGCGCCGGGTCAGCTTAATGGCCTAGTGACTGACCTGAGCGTTGCGTCGTACCCAGATGCGGATGCCGTTACCAGTAAGAACATTTACGCTCTTGACGGTGTGCAGAAGAACTTGCCGCGGTCGGATGTCACCAAGTCCTTCATGCTGGTCCTTGCTAACAGTGCGGGTGATACGGTCACCCAACTATGGTTTGATCCGGTCAACGTTGAACTGTATATCCGGGCTAAGTCTGGCGAAAACTGGAGTGATTGGCGGTGGATCACGTTATGGAATTAGTTGAATTTATTACCAGTCATACCCAGCAAATCTACAACCGAATTAAGAAAATGTATCAGCTGGAGAAGGACATTAACTTAGACGATGAACTAACCATTCCCGAACTAAGTATTGAGCGGTGCCCACCAGTTGATAAAAATAATCCCAATGTTTACTTGTATAATCGGGACTACTATTCATGGGCCATTCGGGTAACTAAAGAGCTACTGAATGTCCTGAATCAGCTAGTCCTTTTTTATAATGCAAGCGGATTTGTTAACGAAGATGACTATCATGATACTTCGCAGATTATTAACTGGTGGATACCGCATACCTTAAAGGTTAGCTCCGCCTACTTTGATAACTTGCAGTCAAATTATGATACAGCAAATAAGCTCCTAGATGAGCTTGAAAACTATGCAGAAATTAATCGGTAAAGGAGGGAGAAAATGGCAGCACCTAATACGCGGGTAGTTTTGGACTTGCTTCGTGATACCAAAACTATTGTCGATTTAACGCCTTATTTTCAAGGCCGGGTCGGCGATAGTGATAGCTTCTTGCCCATGGCGATTATAGCAGCAGGGCGAGCTTATGACCTAACCGGTAAGAGTGTGATCTTCCAAGGGAAAGATTTCAATGGCACTGAATTCACCGTTTACGGTAAGAATGATGTAAACCGGCACGGTGATGATTGGAGCAAAGGCCGGTTTACATTTTATTTTCCGGCGGAGACCTTTGAAGCCTCTGGTGAATGGGACTGGGCATTCTTCCGTGTGGTCGACATTCCACAATCGGAATTGGAGGCTGGAGTGGACCCAGCTAAAACAACTTCAATCGTATCAACGCTGAATGTGAAGTTAAAGGTCCTCAATGGTAATCCAACGATGGCAATTGCCAAACAGGCGTACCATTCGGGGATGCAATCAGCCCTAGATGATGTTCAACAGTTTGCAGCTGATGCTAAAAAGCAGATCAGTAATACTGCCAATAGCTTGTTGAATGATTTTCCAGATCTTTTAGCAAAGATGCAAACTGTGAAGGCATTGGATAACTCGCTTAACGACATGATTAAGGAGAAGCAGCTCGCCACGGTTGAAGATCTCGGGATCACACTAATTGAAAACAACATTGGCGGTCTACCAACACCGGCAATGTATATTGAGAAAGGATTCTACCGGATTCACTACGGGTATGCTTACCTGGGTGACTTGGATATTGTTCCGGGCAAGACGGTAGACGCCACTGACTGTGAACAAGTGGCGATGGTCCAGACTACTGTGTTAAATAACATCGTGTCCCAGGAAGCAACCGTTCAAGCCAAGAACGACTATGTATACAAGCTGGAACGGAAGTCGACTGGTGACACGACCTGGTCGAAGTGGCACGCAGTAGCACAATTTTAGGAGGTAATTTTATGTATACTCACTTACAAAAAATGGGGGGGGTAGCAACCTAGCTACTACCCGACTGGCACGGCCTAAGAAGGGCGGTGTCAACTAATGAATCTGAATACAACAATTGAAGGACAACGAGACTGGGCAAAAATTATCGAGAATAATTTTAAGCAATTAGCAGTTGAGCGAACGGCTACAAGTGACATTGTGCTAATGAACGGTTGGCAGGCTAAGGATGGGAATAAGGGTTTGGATAGCTACACCTTACTGGATGGAACTAAACTCTACCATTTCTCAGGTGTATTGCAGAAGTTAGTATCGCCGAACGAAGCGGGCTGGCTTTTTAAGACGCCAGCAGCAGGTAAGGTTATCGGCAACCCATTTCCAAATACTGCTAGTGTTACTTATGATGGAAGTGCTGGTGGATATTTGGAATTAGGCGTTGGCAACTCAGGCGGAACTGGCGTATGGTGCCACTTTGTCCCAAATGACGGTGGCGTACATCCACAGGCTAACAAGCAGCACAATATTGAGGTGGCTATGTCGATTGTGTGGTTTGCTCAATAGCAATAAGCCAGTCTAGTGTCCTGGAAAGGATAATGCAAATGGATACCAAACAGGTTGAACCAGGCCAAGGCTGGTTAAAGACACTAAATAATGATCTAACCAATTTAGACAATCGGACCCTATCATGGACCGAATGGCAAGCAGCGAATGCAGTTCTTCTCAATGGGTTTGGACGTGCTGGGAATGGTATTAGTGTGCGTTTCTTGAGGGACAAGGTCGGTAACATTTACCTAACTCATGTTGTTGGTGAAGTTACCAAAACGCAATACGACGGTCGATGGACAGATTTTTGTAGACTTTCTGATGTTCCTCAATCTGCATGTGCAATTCAAGCTGTCGCTCGGATTGCAAATAATGACATGGCGAGCGGCTATGTATCGGTCACACTTGCCTATTCGGATAATTCGACTCAAACAACTACTTTAAAAGTTGGCGGAAAGTATGATGGTGGCCCTTATTTAAATGGTTGGATTGGCTTTAGCCTTATGTATTAACAAGGAGGGATTAACTAATGATGGAAAAGTACAAGACGGTCTACGTCTTTGATACTCAAACTCCAAGCCATAAGTATATCGGACAACGGCTAGTCGAAGGAGATTATCAGCTTCAGCCTAATGAAACACTCGATGAGCCTCAAAAAGGGCAAGATAACTTTTGGAACGCCGAAACAGGAGCTTGGGTAACGTCAACAGTAACTGTCTATTGCTACGACGTCAATAACAATAACTCACTGAGTGATATGTTCTCCGTACCTGCGGGAACTACGCTCAAAGCCGGACAAACCACGGTGGTTCCCAAAGATGGGCTATATGAGCCACAGTTTAACGGGACTGCCTGGGAATCCGGGATTACTGAAGCCGAATGGAATGCTCAACAGCCCAAGGTAGAAGTGAAGCCGACTGCTCAACAGAAGGCTAATGCCGAGATGAGTGTACAAATTGCTCAAATGAAGCAGGAGCAAGTTCAACAGGCTAAGCTGAATGCGCAGTTGACACTGGACATTGCAGCGTTGAAGAAGCAGATGAAGGCCGAAGCACCCAGTACACAGGAGGGATAAAGATGGGATTTGATTACTACAACACCTACTACAAGATGGGGCTCTTTACCAAGGAGAATTTGGACCTATTTGTTGAAGTAGCTATGCTGTCGGCGGCAGACGAACAGAAGATCCTTAACCCAGTAGCTGCTTAGTCACATAAAATTATGTCGCCAAAGAAATGCACAATACATAAGAAAGCCTCACTCAGACGAGCGGGGCTTTTTTATGGGCGGCTTTTAGAAAGGAGAGTGATTGAGCTTGAAGAAAATGGACTTAGTGCCACAGGGTGATACTCACCAATTCAAAATTGACGATACCAACACGCTCCTGCACTACACAGCAACAATTAATGGTGAGCCACAGGAATTTCCAAGTGATGATCCTTGTTACTTCCAAATCAAAACTGACAAAGCCTTTGTCCAGACGGCTAAAGCCACTGTATCTGGATCCGATGTCGCCCTGAGTTCCAAAGATTTAGCGAATTTGCCGATTGGCAATTACGAGCTAGAGCTTTGGCACATGGACAAACAGACGGGGGACACTGACATTTTTCCTGACGATGGTTGGTTGCCGTTTACCATCAACGAGAATGCGTTGGGTAACATGAGCGAAAAAGTTACGACCATCACCATGAAGCAGATGCAGGATGGCCTTATGGATGCTCTACAAGTCCAGTTCGATAAGTTCGTGGCGGAGGCCCAGGAGAAAATCCAGGGGATGAAACCTGAACCTGCGCGGAACGGTGTGGATGCGACTATCACGATTGGGGATACCAAACAGGTCGCTGCTAATGAAGCACCATCGGTTACTAATGTCGGCTCAAATACTGCCGCTATTCTGGAGTTTAAAATTCCAGTTGGTGCAATTAAGACCGAGCTGTTGGATAGCAAGGACCTAAATCAGGTACAAACTAGTGGTTACTACACGGGCAATGCCATGACGATTGCCAACGCCCCTAGCACAGGTCAATTTGTCTTGAAGGTCGTTGGCCTCAGCGATAGTTGTGTCCAGTTGTACTATGACCTACGCCGCGGGGAGCAATATATGCGGACCATGTTTAAAGGTGAATGGAATCCGTGGCGTTGGACTACGCAGTGGAATTGAGGTGAGATTGAATGCCGCATGGATTCTGGGGACTAGGCTGGGGAGAAGTTGTTTCTTTGATCACGCTTGTTATGGTTGTTGCCAACTATTTTAAGAGCAGTGTTTCAAAGACTGCTCATGAGTCTAGTCGGAAAGACTTGGAAGACCTTAATACTAAGCTCACCGACTTTAAAATCAATGTCAGCGGGTTGTCGCAATTACTCCGGCAGGTTAATAAGGATATTGAAGGTATTGATAAACGAGTCGGAAAGCTCGAAGAAGAAATTGATAAAGTTCACGTTCAGATGGCCGAATTGAAGGCTAGAATTGGAGGAAGCAAGCATGATGAAGATTATCACTGATATTGGAAACTGGTTGGTACAGTCAGGGGCCTTGGTCACCCTTGCAGTCTTTGCCTGGAAGTACCTCAAGCCTGTCATGGTAGAGAAGCAAAAGCACGCCAAGACTGTGCAGGAAAAGGAACTGCTGGGCCTGGTCAACTCCCTGGCCGATAATGCCGTCAACTCGCTGGTAAGCAACACGGCCATCACGGGCCACGATAAGTTTAACGCGGCCACCCGCATGGTTGGCACTACTCTGGCCGACAAGGGCTTCGACGTTCAGCGGCAAACCATTGAACACGCGGTTCAGGCGGCCTACGAAAAGAGTGATCTGACGCCTACCGTTGACCCGGCCGCTCAACCACAGACGGGTGTGGTGGTCCACAATGGCTAACAGATTAGAATTCTTAGATGTATCAGGCTGGAATCCTAATGCGCAGAACCGGGCCTTTTGGGACCAGGCCAAGCAGCTAGGCGTAGCAGGGGCCATCGTCAAGATTACCGAGGGAACTTGGTATCGTAATCCTTATGGTTGGAACCAGGTAACGGCAGCCAAGCTGGCTGGCATGAAGGTAGCGGCCTACCACTTCGCAAAGTTTGTTGGCAACTCCTACCAGGCAGTCAACGAAGCAAACTACGCTATTGCAACGGCCAATAGCATGGGCCTGCCGCATGGGTCCATTATCGTCCTGGACTACGAAGAGCGGGCCGGGATCCGGGCCTACAATACGCAGGCGTGCATTGCATTCTGTAAGACAATCAAGGCCAACGGCTTCGTGCCAGCCTTTTACTCGTACTCTGGTATGGCGAGCCTGTGGGACTACGAAGCAATTCGGCAGGCCACGGGTGCGAAGTTCTGGGTGGCCGCTTACCCACGCTTGGGCCCGGCTTACGCACCAGATTATGGCAGCTTCCCAAGCATTTCAGCCTACATCGATGGTTGGCAGTATACCGATAACTGGCGTGGCTGGGGTGTTGACGGTTCAGTAGATTTAACGGGGGTGTTTACTACGACTGAAAAAGTAACCAGTGGCGGCCACTTGGATGACTGCCACTTTGAAGAGGGCAAGCTGGTCGTTGGCGGCTGGTTTGCCAGTGATAAGGCAAATGGTAAGGGCAACCACTACATTATCCTTACTGATGACCAGGGGCATGAGTTTGCCCGGCAGAGCGTGGCACTGTCACCACGTCCAGACGTGGCTAAGGCGTTCCCAGACATTCCGGGGGCTGGTCAGTCTGGCTTTGCGGCCAAGTTTGACTACACAGCGGCAATGGCTGGTAAGAAACTACGGGTCTACTTCCGCTACACGGACGACCCGGCAGGCAATGGCAATGCCACTGACTACGTGAGCCTGGCGGACATGACCCAATCAGCCGCCTACCTGGATAGCATGAGCGTATCCTTTGGCAAAAAACTCAATGTAGCTGGTTGGTACTGA